GCGTTTGTTTTTTAAGTCTACTTGATTATCGTCACCACAAATTATCATTTTAGAACGTAAACCTAAACGTGTTACAATCATTTCCATTTGCTCGTGTGTAACGTTTTGTGCTTCGTCTACTATAACAATTGAATCTAGAAATGTTCTACCTCGCATAAAGCTAACAGGTACTATCTCGATGTCGCCTTCTTGTATGTGTTTTTCTATTTTTATTCGATCATACAGTATGTACATGTTTTGGTATATGGGTTGTACCCAAGGATCCATTTTCTCGCGTAAATCACCAGGTAAAAAACCAATTTCTTCTTTGGATACTGTGGGGCGTGTTATAATTATTTTTTCAACTTCCTTCATAAATAGCTTTTCTAACGCTATTTGACACGCCAAAAGTGTTTTACCTGAACCCGCAGAGCCTGCTAATAACGTAACTGTATTTTCTAATATTTTGGATTTTGCTTCTTTCTGTTCTTGGTTAAGTTCTATTTTAAATTTTATGGGGTTTTTAGGTTTGCGCTTTTCTTGGAATATTTCATCTTCGTGATGGTTTGGGTTCATAAAAGAAGTTTAAGTTGAACATAAATTAAGAGACTTGTGTGAGAGTTGCTATTACTGAGGGGATTGATGGGTAATTGCCCGAGGCTGGATCAGCTGCTAATTGCATAGCAGTATCATCAGATTGCCATATTATTTCTAAATAATCATTTGCGTTAAAGGTATCTATATAATTCCAAGCAGCAACAAATTTACCACTACCTCCTGCTTGTTTTAACACATCTACTGCTGTATTTGAACGAGGAACATTTGTTCCGTTTTTCTTGAACCAAATATAAACAGTATTAACACCATTATCTGTTTTTTCTAATTGGGCTGAGAACTGTAAATTATATGTTCCTGGGTTTGCTACTGTAATTCTACTACCACTTACAACAGATACACCATCTGAATGTTCAGTAGTTTCTAGCTGCATTGAACGAGATACATTTGGACTAGGGTTTGATTGGGAACCTGTAGAACAGAATGCTCCATAAAATCCAAAACTACCTGTTGTGTAAAAGCCTCCTGAGACAGCAATAGTAGCTAAAGGAACTGCAGCACTTCTATTAGATGAGTTACCTAACCAAACATAGTTTTGTTGTAGGGAGGCAGAGAGTGCCCCACTTACAAATAAGCCGGTTGTATCTAATTGTGCTGATAAGTTTCTTGTTGTACTACCTAGAGGTGTACTAAAAAATCTATAGGCAGTACCAAAACTTGATGTTGTAAAGTTTTCAAGTGCAACTACATCTAAGGATGTGGGGGCAGTTGTTAAACTGGATGACATTGTAAATCCGTATTCAGGTCCAGTCCATCCAATAGAACTAATTCTACTAAGTGTATCATTAGCTTGTACGGGTAGTGGATTTGCTGCAGTTCCCCTTGCCTTTCTTCCTACATAAGCTGCAAATGCAGTAGTTCCATAGGCATCACTAGTAATTCTAGAACTTAAACCATCATTACTAGTTAAGTGTATTAATCCTCCCTCATTAGTTACTGGCTGGTATGAACCTGATTGGTTTCCTATAATACTAAATGCTCCAATATCTCCAGCAGGGATATTTGGGGCTCTTATGATTGTTCTAGCAGTTTCTGATACTTCAAATGCTACAAATGAACCACTTTTTAATTGGAAACCTGCGGCTTCAATTGTTACATTACCATCAGCGTTTGAAATTGTTGCGCGTCTGCCACCCGGAATATCACTTTCAATATTAATTGAACCGGACTGCAAATATATTTCTTTAAATGGTTGAGATAGAGATCCCAGGTTAGCTCCTTGTGCAGTACGAGGTACTATATCCCCAGATAGAGATACACCGCTGGAACTTAGTGTAAGATCTAGATTGAAAATCCCTTGACCTAGATTATTAGAAGTAATCTGCTTAGTAACACCTTCTTGAACGATAGGAAGCACCTGACCGGTTAGAGCTATCGAAGAGGATGGTAATCCTGATATTGGTAAATTTGGCATAGTTATGGGAGTGTAGTGATTATGATATTAGATCCGTCTTCTTGTAATAAATCAAATAAATCTTCTTGAAGTAAAAAACCAGATTCAATTGGGGTGGGGACAACTGAACCTGAGGTAAGTGGTCCCTTATTTTGATAATTTAACCAGTTTTGCCTTGCAATTGATAAATCTTGGGTATATTGTTGGTAAGCTGCTACTTGTTCATGTAGTGGCAACTTACTTATGCGTTCGATTTTAACGAACTGAGGCCATAATATTTCTTCAAAGATATTCATGTGCTTATAAATATAAAAAAGAGCCTTGCTTTCGCAAGGCTCTCTTCAACACTTATGGTTTTTTTTAGATTAGAGGCTAGTTAAACCACTAACATAAATTTTACCATAAAACTCGGGACGTAACATCTTCTTAGCGTATCTAGTTAATAGACCTTTTCTTGGTACGAACGTGTTAGGATCGTAGATAAGAGGAGTCATGATTAACGGAACGTAAGGAGCAAATACAGCACCTGCCTCTAAGAACTGAGTACCTCTGAAGCCCATTAAAATGGTGTTTTCAGTCATGTATGGGTTCTTATAAACAGTGTATCTGCTGTTCAATTGACCAGCTTTTTGTACACCAAATGCATATTCTGCCTTAGTAACATTACCATCACTGTTAGAAGCAAATCCAGGGATGGATTCGATGATAGTAGCTACAGTTGGGGAACATACTAAGAAGTTAGCACCACCTCTTAAAGTTAATTGGTGGATTCTGTTAGAAAGTTTCTGCATCTTAGTACCAAGAGTTTGGAACCATTGGCCTTGAGTGTTGTAGAAACCACTAGTAGAAGTTGTGAACGCAGTACCAGTAGCGTTGATAACTTCATTGTTAAGAGCTGACCAGTATTCAGTACCAGCTGCAGCATCTTCGATTAACATGTCAAGAATCTCAAGGTCAATTTCAAGAGAGATATATTCGCTCATGATATTGGTTACTTCTGCTTCAGCATCAAGTGCTTGGTAAGCATTCAAGTCTTGAGCAAATTCAGGCGTCCATACAGCTTTCAATTTCTTGGTTTTAGCTACAATGGCTTCTGATCTCATGTTGATGTTGATCTCAGGGATTACGATTTCAGTAGAGCTTTCAGCGTTTGGAACTGCGAATGCATTACCAGCTTCAAAATCACCTACATTGTATGGGCTCATTTGAGTAGCTTTGTTATACTCTACTACTACAGAAGAGGTACCATTGGTATATACCGCAGAAGCACCAGATGATGTTACATAGAATGAAATGGTGTTAGCTGTGTAATTGTAGGTAGTGAACTGAGGTAAGTTAGTAGCTACAGTAATAGCGGATGCTGAAGTGATTAAGAATCCACGAACTGCATCAGGATCAAAGCTAGATAAAGCTGTAGTAGCAGATGGGATAGTAACTTTGATAATTCTGCTGCCTGCAGCAGATGCTGAGAATGCAGAGTCAAAGTTTAATTCAGCCCATGTAGCAACAGTAGCTGTAGCAGATGAACCTGAAGTTACCTGTACAGAAGCGGAGAATTGGTTGGTTGAGTAAGTAAACTTACCAGCACCATATAAACCACCTTGGTTACCATAGTTAGTACCTACGTTGGTAGGATCTGTAGAGAAAGGATACTGAGAACCAGTATTACCATAAAGTGATTTTCCTTCGGTGAATGGGTTCTTAGTAGTTCCGTATTGGAAGTCTAAATAGAATACAAGACCTGAAGGTAGGTTCATAGGCTGTACAGAAACGAATTCTTTAGCAGCGATTTGACCAAACACTTTACGTACTAATGGGAGAGCAATACCTGCCCACTCAGCACCTTGTCCTACTGAAAAAGCACCATAGCCTGTTCCACCACCTACGTTAGAGGTTTCAACAACAAGTTGCTTGGCTTGGTTTTCAAGGATCATAGACATGTTATTCTTGTCGGTCTCACTTTTAAGACCTTCAAGTAAACCTGTCTTACCCCATTTGGCAGCTAATTTAGCTGCGTCTGACTGCAAATTCTTCCACCCGGAAGCTGCAGACTCTAATAATTGTTGTACTTGTGACATTTTTTTAAATTTTTAAATTAGTCGTTGTTTTTAAGTCCTGCAAGAACTTGCCATCTTGCAAATTGGCTGTCTACTTCAAAGATTGGTTTTTTAGTTTCAACTGAACCTACTGCTTTGGAAGCTAAACCTCTTACCATTGATTCATTAACAGGTTTTTTAGTTTTTAAACCTTCGTTTAATGTTTCATAAACAAGTTTTGCTTCTTTTACAGATGTGGCTTTATCGAAAGATTCCAATACTTTTACTTTTTGACTTTCGGTTAAGTTTTTAGCTCTGAAGATTTTGTTGGTGTAAAGGAGCTTGGCGTTTAAGAGCTTCACTTCTTGGAGACTAGCTTGGATTTCTTCAAGTGTAGCGTATGCTTCTTGAAGTTCTTTTTCTGCTTTTTTCTTGTCCATTTCTGCTTTTGCTGCTTTTTTCTTAGCTTCTTCGATTTCTTCACGGCCTTTAGACTTCATCATTTTTTCTTTTTTAGCTTCAGCCATTAGTTCATCGATATCAACTTCGTCCATCATTTCTTCTTCACCACCCATTTCCATCTCTTCTTCGCCTTCTTCGCCTTCAATGTTTCCTTCTAGTTCCCCAGCTTCAACCATTCCAGCGATTACATCTTCAATGAGATCTCTAAGTTCATCCTCAGTCATGTCTTCAAGGCTAACTTCTTCTTCGCCTTCCTCTTCACCCTCACCTTCACCTTCTTCTTTGGCTTCAGTCATTTCCTCTTTGTCCATTCCTTCGTTTGTTTCATCTTCGAGTTCTCTTAGAAGAGCTTCTAGATCTAATTCTTCGTCCATAGTGTCTTCTTCTTCAAGATTTCCGTGTGGTTCATCGCTAAATGCGTTTCCTACACCTTCTTCACTTGGGTCGTTAATTGTACCTAAACGTTCTTCCATTGTGTCTTCTCCATAACCTTCGTTCTCCATTTCAGCCCCTTCTTCCATATCTTCCATTTCTTCAATTTCAGCTAATTTAGCTGCGAATTTTTCTTTAAGATATGGGGTGAAGGCTTCTTCGAGAGCGACTTTTGCATTGGCGATGGCTGCTTCTTTAACAGCTTTAGCATCAGCAATGGCTTCTTTTAACAAATCTCTGTTTGTTGCCATAATTACCTCAAAATTTTTGTTTGTGGAATACGATTATTTATAAAATCGTAATAGGGATTATACAAATATGGATGCCATATATAAATGGCATATTATCAACAATACATATATTAAGATCTATAAAAATCGCAAAAAGAAACCCTCCTTTTTAGGGGAGGGTCGGTCTAACGGAGCTACCGATAGAGGGGTTAAAATAGAGGACAAGTCCCGTGAGCACAGAGGATATCTGTAAGGATACTATTTGCCTTTGAATATAAATTAATGTTGTTTTCTTTGCCTTCTTTAACTAAAGCCATGTACGAGCCTGGGTTGGATGGGGTAGATACAAAATCCCAACAAAGTAGTTCGAAATCGTCTTGTACCTCCATAGTTTCACCCATTTGCTTTAATGAACCCATCCCGCGAGATGATACTCCAACCATTACTCCGTTATCAATTAATGCTTTTAGGATATTACCGGAAGTAGTTGGAAGTATTTCTATTTTACCTAATACTTTATCACCATTCCACCAAATTTCTCTAATGATGTGAGATACATTTTTTAGGTTTATAATTGAGCTTTCAGGATGGTCAAGTTCTCCTGTTGCTCTATTTTCTTTAACAATTTGTTGGTATTTATCTATTTCGCGTTCCCATAAGTCTTTAGAATAGTATCTGCCGTTTCCGTTTTTTACTTCGGCGGTAGCTAATATACCTTCAACCATCGGATTACCTGATGGGGCTCTCATACCTTCTGTTAGTTGAACAGGAGATATGTTGAATGGGATAGTTTCTATGAGTACCTGTCTCATATTATAATTCTACTCCGTTTTGGTATGAAAATGCAGTTGTGTCTGAATCGTACCAATCTGATACTTCATAGGAACCATCTTCTCGTTGGTTAACGTGTTGTACTACTCCTTCTCTTGATATTGCTTTAGCTAACTTTATAGCTTGTGCTAAAGATTCTTCGTTTGCCATGCCCCTTAAATCAGCTTGGGTTTCATAGTCATAAGACTCATTTTTTAATTCTTCTCTAATGATAGAGCTGATAATAGAGCGGAGTTTATTTTCTTTTAAATTACCATACCCACTTGACTTGTATTTACCAGTTGGTGCTTTGGGTTCACCTAAACCAGGAACATCTTTGGTATATCCAATTCCTTTAATTCCAAAAGCTGCGTTTTCTACATAGTATGTAGGACTTTTAGCTAAATTTTTACGAACTATTTCTTTTAATTGGTCTACAGTTTTATCTTCATTTTTAGGATCTTTCATTTCAGCGTAATATCCTTCTAAAAATGCTTCACCATATACATTGTCTATAATTTTTTTATTAGTTAAATCATATCCAGTTTCTCTTTGGTTATCTTCTACTTCTTTAGATAATTTAGTGTTAACTGCTTTAGTGTCGTAAACTCCGGATGCTTTAGGGGCTTTAATAGGATTTTCTTGTGTTGAAGCTTCATTTACAAATGCTTCAAATGATTTAAATGGATCAAAAGTACGTTGTGTTACTACTCCTCCTGCGGCCTCATTAATAATACTTTTTTGTTTAAGTATTTTTACAGCTTCGTTATATGTAGCAAAATTAGTAACATATTCTGGAAATAATCTACGAGCAGATTTTAAGAACACATCTTTGTGCCCTTTACCTTCGTTGATTGAATTAAATTGTTCTTGTAGACTTCTCATTTTTATCTATTTAATAGTTCTTCTATATCGTTTAAATAATCTAAAATTAAATCTGTTGGTTTAACAACAGCGTATGATTGTGGTTTATCTTTGTAGTAAGCTATAGTTTCTTCCTTAGCATTATCTATAAGAGGATATAAACTATTTAATTTTTCCTCAATTTGTTTAAATGCTGCTATGCGTTCTTCTTGAAAATTAATCCTAGCAGGATCTGCTTCATTAAGTTTTTTGGATAGTTTATACTTATACATATTATTTTCTCCCCATAAATATTTAGTATCTATTGCTTTTGATTGGGATGCTAGCTTTTTAGAGTCTACAGGTTTAAATCCTAAACTTTTAGTATAATAGTTATTTTTTACTCCACTAGATCCTGCTTTGGGCCCTTTACCTAAAGATGCCCCAGGATTAGCTTCACCTAGTTTTTTCATTTTTTTAGTTAATCTAAAAGCATAAGGAGTAGCATATTGCGCCCCTTGACCCGGAGAAAAGGAAGCAACACCTGCTCCCCCTCCTGTTCCGGACATTTCTTTTATCTTTTTATTTGGGGTTTCCATTTGCCTTTTTTAGTTCTTCTACAAGTTCACAATATTGGAGTAAGTCAATTATATTATCATTTTTAATAGGAGTAGTTTTTTCTACTTCAACTATTAAAGGTAAAACTTCATTTAACTTAATTTGAACTGCTTTATCTGTAATATTTTTACTTAGTTTAGTAAGTTCAGTTTTAAGTTCTTGTATTTTTGTATTGTAAAATGTTCTAAGTTTAGGCGTAGAATCAACTGATGTAATAAATTCTTTTAATACTAGCTTTTGGGATTCATATAAATTAGTATATTTAGTATTAAATTTTTCTAATAAAATTTTGTATGTTAAAATTCTTAAGTCTTTGTCGTATGACTTAAATTCATCTATTACATCTTCTTTAACTTTAGATTCAGCAACAGGGGTAGTAGATAAATATTCTAATAGAGCAAATCTATTAGATGAAACTTGTTCTACATCAATTACTCCTGAAGATTCTAGTTCGATTAATGAGTATAGAGCAGCTTGGGCTTTATAATTTGGTAATTTTGTTTTAAAAAACTCGTCTAAATTATAATGTTTTTGAATTTCGTTAATTAAATTATATTTTTGTTTTCTTAATGAAGTTCTATTAAGTTTTTTAGATGATTCTAAGATAGTTTGAATTAAAATATTTGATTTGGCTTCACTTAGTTTTTTACTTTTAGTTAAACCCTCATATAACTTTAATTCTTTACCTAGTTCACTTTTTACAAAATGTTTTTTAATTATGTTTAAGGCAGGAGATTGAATATTATTAAGTGTATCAGCTGTTACCTGACGTACTAATAGTTCAAATAGAATACCCGTATTCTTAAACTTGGAATGTTTTATCTTCATCCTAGGCTTTATTTATAAATATATAAAGATATTTATTCAGTTAAATTATTTTCGTCTAATAACGATTCTCCTGCACTTTTCTTACCAAAGATAATATCTTTATTTAGACTTTCTAATAAGGTTTTGTTTTTGGCGTACACAGATTTGGAAGTTTCTAAAGCTAAGGGTGAACCTCCTTTGTAATTTGGTGTTCCAAATCCTTCTTGGTCATCTACTTTATTATCTTTTCTACCTAATCTGTCTCTACCTAATGCGTTTTGTTGAGTATTTATATTAGATACTTTTTCTTCAGGGCGGCCTAGTGGTGCTTTTTCATCGTACCCTTGGGGTACTGAGGTATCTTCGTATCTATTTCTGCCATATAAAGAAGCTAAATCGTGTGGGGTACCATATGAGCGTCCTGTTTCTTGCGGATCATTTCCTTCTTCTGCTATTTGTTTGTTTCTAAATGCACGTTTTTGGTCCTCGATTACTAAATCTCTATATTCTTCATATTGGTCTTCACTGAATTGGAATATGTGATTATATATCCAATCAGTAGGGATAATTTTTAGCTCAAGCATTTGATTAGCTAAATCAACTTTTTCTTTTAATAAAGCTACTTTTTCCTGTTCAGCAATAATCGAAGGGGTTGTTAAGCTTAATTCAAAATTTGTTAATTGGTCACCATCATACCCTTGAGTATATAAATGTACTAATGCAATTTTATATAATTCAGACAATAAAATACGTTGTATTCTATCAATTGTACGAGCAAATCTAATATCTTCTGCTGCTAATGTTGCTTTACCTGTCAAATCTTTTTCGTATCCCATAAATGCTTTAGGCACCTTAAGGGCGGCAAATAATTTATCTCTTAAATAAGCAACGTCTTCTATACCATTATATTCTAATCCTTTAGCAGTATCAATTTTAGTTGTAGTATCATTACCTCTAACTGGGATAAAGAAATCCTCAAGTATATTTTGCATGTTATACTTTAGATTATATTCTCCTGTTTTTTCATCCATCAATGGAGTTTTTTTCATTGTTTGGATAGTCTTTTGCATAAATGCATCAACTTCTTGGGGAGGAATATTACCTACGTTTATATAAAATATACGTCTTTCAGGGGCGCGAGAAATTCTATGAATTAACATCGCATCTTCCATCAAAATGTATTGTTTGAATAATCTACGACCTGGTTCTAGGTATGAACGACCATAAGGAAGATAATTAACATCTGTTAATAATCTAAAATGGGCCATTTCGTAGTTATCAAATACAATTTGGTTTTCGGAAGGTTTAGTATTAGGAGTAGAATAATATCCTGAGCCACCTGTATAATAACCATCGGGAGAATATAAGAATTGAACTTTGGCTGGATTTTGCATATCAAAGTTTTCGCGTCTTTGAATATGGTAAGCTGTATAAGGTATTACATTGTATACTCCATATTTTTCTGCTATTTCTAATTTAAGGAAAAAATCACCATATTTACACATTTGGCGAGTCCAAGACCATAAATTAAATTCGATATTCAATACATCATAAAATAAATTATAAAGTATTTTTTGAATATCATCGTCACTACTTTTAATTTGAAGTACCTCACCCATATCGTTTTTTAAGGTACATTCATCAGCTATAATATCAAGGGCAGAAGCTACAATAGCATCTGTATCCATTGTATCATAATCACTGTATAAATAAGTTCTTAAATACTGGTATTGTAAATTAAACTGCTGACCTAATAAAGATGTAGCAGCTGGGTTGGTGTATATTTTATTAAATTTATCTATTAGAGAATTTGTTTGAAATTCCCCACTAGTTTGGATATGGTCAGTATCAATTACTTTTAATTGATTACCTCCATCGTTTCTAATGATTACGTCTGTTGAAAATAGACGCCTTAATCTCGAAAATACATCAGTGTTTGCCATTGTTTATAAATATATTAAAGGAGCCACCTAATATCTTCTTGTTGGCCCCCTATTTGTTGCATATATGGGTTAGGGACATTATTATTATTAAATACTACAGGAGTATTATTTTTTCTCATATTTCCTAAAGCCGCTCTAGTCATATCTAGACCTTGTTGTTGGAATTTAAGTGATGTATCTCTTAAATACATTGCTATTCCAAAAGACATTACTAAATCATCGTTATAACCTGGTTGAGCTTCGGGTCTTCCGTTTTTCCAAACAAATACTTTCATTTCTTCAAGTAAACGTTTAGATTGTATTGTAACACTTTTATCACCAATATATTCTCTCATTTTATTTACTATAAGAGGACGAGTACGTTGGGACATTGTGAAGCCTGGAGTCATGTTTGAGCCATATTCGTATCTATTAAAATATGATTCTGCAGATAAGGCATCACTTTTAGGGGAATAATATAAATTTTGATATCCCCTTTCCATTATAGTTTCTAAAGTAGCCCACCCTATAGATGAGTTTTCGGGAGCTAATAGTGCATTATTGTATTCTGTTGCTAAACCAACCAAAAAATGTCCAAATTCTTTTGGGGATAATTGCCCCTTATATTCGGCTACCTGCACATTTGTCTCAATATCTATAACGTGGGCTGTAGAAAAGTCTCTACCATCCCCCCTAGCTACATCTGCTGTAACCATATATTCTCTTGAATAGTCTACTTGCTCCCAAACCCATAAATTTTTATCTAAACCTCTACGTTCCATAGGTTCTCTGATGGAAGTTTGAGATATAAATTCAATCCATTCAGGAAAAAATACTGTTTCTCCGGATGTGCTAAAATCACAGTCACATTCTTGAGCGGCTATTCTAGGATTACCTAATAGTTCGTCTTGACGTTTTCTCCAAGCTTCATCTCGTTCAGGATGAACATACCAAGGTAACTTGATGGGTAAAAAGTCGTTGTCTGCTGCTTCAGCTCTAGCCCAAGTTTGGTGAAACCAGTTACCTGTTCCGTTTGGAGTAGATAATACAATTGCTCCACCACCTGTTGCTAAGGTTTGTTGTGCAGATGCCCAAATATTTTCTACGTGCTCAATAAATGCAGCCTCGTCAATTATTAATAAAGATACTGCTTCAGATCTACCTGCATCACTAGCAGCTGATACTGCTTTGATTTGCGAGCCATTGTCTAATCTGAGGGTTAGCTTATTATTTTCTTCGGCTCCTATTTTTAACCATGAAGGTAAGTTATCGTACATAAACTTAACCTTGGTTACCATATTTTTAGCAGTTTCCTGTTTGGTTGCTAAACAAAGTACATTTTTATCTTTGTGAAACAACATCCACCATAAAGAATATCCAGCAGCTAAAGTTGATATACCTAGCTGTCTAGATTTTAATACAATAGAATATGGGTTATCTCTCCAAAGATTTAGTACTTTACCTTGGAAAGGATATAAGTTGAATATTACCCTTCCCCTTTGGGGGTGTTGGATGAAACAATACTTGCGCATAAAGTGACTTGGGTCTTTAGCGCAGGCGATATATTCATCTTTTATTATCTGTCTTAAATCTTCACTCATTTACCTAGTTTCCAAAGCAATTTGAACGAGCCTTGTGGGGTTAAATCTTGATTTATCCCTACACCCACACCAATTGCTTTACGTTTTTTGGTTCTGTATAGAATTTCACCACCAATATAACCAAGACGTCTTGGGCTTCCAACTATTTCTACACCAGCATACCATTCTCTATTATTGAGATAAATAGTTTTTTCAATTGTAATTTCAGGTATTTCTAAATTTGATTGAACCTTACGAGCGATAATGTAATTTTTTGTTATAGTGTCACTTATTACTATATTACCAAATGTATCAACTTGAACTGTGTCTTGATAAGCGTATTTGGAGTAATAGTCTTTTAATATTTCACTAGTATCTATTGATCTGTAGAATGTATCTGTTTCGAATTCAAATTCAGTTACAGTTTCTACTTTAGTTCTCCATTTGGGAACATATACTGGAGTTTCAACTTTAACTGGAATTTTTTTGATTGTTGTTTTAATCTCTATTCGTTCCTCTTGGGTTTTATCGAGGGTAAGTAGATAAATTATAATACCAACTAATATAGCTATTATTGAATAATGTAATATTTTAGTCTTCATCTTCTAGTTTGCTGAACTTAGTCTTAAGCTGGTTTTTGCGTTGGGTAAGTTCTTTCATTTTGGCTAAAAGCATTTCTTCTTCTTTGGTTCTTTCCGTAGATTTTTTAGCTACTATAGCTTTAATTTTACCGACATTGGCTTTAAGTTCCTTAGCAATTTTAGTAAATTCGGTTTGAGCTTTAGCTAAAGATTTTTCTTTTCTAATTTCAGCTTCTGTAGGTTCTTCTTCGGATTCTTCAAGTTTTTTTATAGCAGCAATATTAGGATTTTCCTGTTTAAATTTACTAGCAGCAGTAGAATCTGCAAAAGATTGAACAGCTGTTTCTCCTGTTCTGCCAGTAACTTTATAGGCTTCATTCTCTTCTAGCTCAGCTAAAATGATTTCTTTAATATATTGCTTTAATTCGGATTTTTTCATATCAGTTTTTCTTATAAATATTACGGAAATACAGTAGATATTACCTTTTCAACTCGTTCCTCAACAGAACCCGATAATTCAATTAAATTTTTAATTCTATGATTGTAAATCCATAGCGTTTTACTGATAGTTTGATCTATTTTATCTCTATATTCTGCATTTGTTTCTCTGACCCCATTATCCTCAATAGCAACTCCTACAGGACTAACATAGAAAATATAATCGTATTCTTCGATTAGAAACTTAGCAGTATTTTCAAATGTTTCCTTTTCATATATACTCATAGATTCAGAACATTGACTAAATGCTATAACATCAATAACAGTTCTGTCTGTAATAATGTTTTCGCACAATAGTTCAGCTGAGCGTTCAGCTAAAAATACAAGTTGTCCTTTGAATGTTGAATCTGTATTTAATGGGATGCCTAAACTATTTAGATATTTTGAACGTTCAGTTCTAGATTCATAATCTTTGAATAATTTATGCTGTTTTAGAGCATTGACTAAAGTTGTTTTCCCACATGACATTGTTCCGCAAAAACCTATTTTCATATAACAATATTTTTATTATTTAAATATAACAAAGAAAGCTTGGTTTCCCAAGCTTTACTTTAAGTAATTTTTAGTTTTTAATATAGATGTATTATTAATCTTCATCGTATGTCTCAAATTTTCCTAGCTCATTTAATTCATCAATGTATTCTTCAAGTTTATATGATAAATCTTCCAAATCAAAATTATCAGCTTTTCCTATATTAGATTCGGCTAATGATTTAGCTTTACTTAAAAGGCTAACTAGTTCTTTTAATGGGTTAGAAGCAGCTTCACTAATTTCTTCTCTAATTAATTGTCTTAATTGTGATAATTTCATATTTTTTAGTTTAAATTGTTATGGGTTTGATTATACATATCAAAAAAAAAAATAAAAAACGATGTTTTTAATACCTACTTGTTCCTGTAACGCTAGGTTTTTTGTACCACGGAAGTCCTTCTCTATCCTTGCGTGCTTCTTTCCATTGTTCTTCTGTTTTAGAAATACCATAAAGATAGTATTCGCGTTTACGCATATTACCTTCGGGTATTAAAGCCGGGCCGTCCCAGTTGTGAAGCTTGCCTTCCCATATGTATGCTATTGTGCCGTCGGCTTTAGTGAGTTTTTTGGTGAGTTCCCATTTTTCCATAGTGTTATTTTTTTAAATTAAGCTTTCCGCTACATAAATACCATGAGCACCTGAAACTGTTATACCACGAGCTGATAAAGCATCACCTACAAAGTGCACATTTGGATATTTAGTTAGTGACAAATCGTTGTAATTTACAAGAGGCTCTGGGCTCAAATATTTTACCTCAGGAATATATATCCCCCAATCATCTTCTAATGTTGGGAATACTTTTTTCATATCGTCAATAAAATCTGTAATATAGCTAAAATAGCCTTGAAAGTATTCTGATACTACTTGTAAACCCATCCAATCAATTTGATGAGCTGATACATTATTACCTTCAGAGGTTGTTGAGGGTTTACGTGAAGGGCTATAATATAAACCAGTCCCATTTGATTGTACTTTGGAAACTAATTCACGTGACCATTCAAACGGATCTTCAATGCCATTAATTTCCATCAAAATGCCAAAATTGGTCATATCGTTTTTGTATTTCGGATCTTTTTTGGCGTGCCCGTTGTAACTAATATCGCCGTATGTTTCTTCTACGGCAACATACGCTGCATTATTGTTTGTACAAAAAGAGCGAAGTGAAACGCCTTTATCTTCAAATTTTCTATAAAGTTTGAAATCATATGATATATCGATTAGTTTTTGGAAGTGATGTTGTGGTGCTTCAAAGCGAACTCCAATTTGAACTGATTTTGGTTCATCTGGGAGTTCATATTGTTTTGCGAGGGATTGAGCAAAGTCAATGCCTGATTTGCCTACTGCAAAGATGAGTTCATCGTAATGCCAGTCTATATTTTTTTCTTGAACTTCTCCGACAATATAATTATCATTAAAATCAATATAATTTACTTTAGTTTCCCAATGAAATTGTACACCTTTAGACACCAAATAATCATACCATCTTTTTCCTATTTCGTGAAGATAATCGGT